CGATCATGGTATACAGCTTTTTTTCGGGCTGCTTTTGCTGCGCCGCGGTCTTGGCCGCCACGTCATTGGTTTTAGCCTCAAGCCTCGCCTGCACAAACGCGTTTATTTCTTCAAGCTTTGCCGGGTGAATAGCCCAGGGCTTGTCCTGCAGCATGTTGAACGTATGGCTGTGTTTTTCTTCGGGTTTATGCGTTATCCCGCCTGTCTTCCTGTGCGCCTGTGTCGTCATCGGCTTTTTCCTCTTTTTTTGTTTTAGTCCCGGACGATGCAATGGCAACGCCCAGCTCTGCTATCTTTTCCTGCTCGCGGGCGCGCTGCTCCAGAACCTCTTCCCAGTCGCGGCCCTGCCCGGCTACTTCCTCGGCCATGGTTGACAGCCCGTAATCAATGGCCATTTTGCTGGCTTCAACCTCTTTGGTGGGGTCAACCCAGCCCCACCCTCCGCCGATCCACTGGCAGCGGCAGTATTCGCTTTTCAGCTCGTAAAAACGCGGCACGTCAAAAAGTCCGCGCAGATACGCCTCTTCCATCACCAGCTCATACACCGGCTGGCAGAATTTCTCAGCAAACCAGCCGCGCCAGTTAAGAAAAAACCTGCGGCCCTCAAGCAGCGCGGCGCGGGCGGAGGAATAATTTGTCTTGCTGAAATCCTTAAAAAATATTTCATAGGGCATGCCCAGCGCGTTTCCGATGAGCCGCAGCACGCCTTCGAGAAAAGCGTTGAACGTCTCGCCGGGCCGCTTCGGGTCAACTACATTGATGCCCTCGCCGATGCCCAGATAGTTGACCATGCCGGGCTCAAGCGCCTGCAGCCTTGATCCGCTGCCGCTTTCCGTTCCTGTTTGACTGCTGTAGGCAGCGCCCATCGGGTCGGTCTTCGTGACAAAAACAGCCAGGCAGGCCGCGACGCGGGCCGCCACAACCTCCGCCTCAAGGTAATCCGACAAGTCCTTAAAATATGAAAGCACCGGCGCGAAAAACGGTATGCCCCTGAGCTGGCCGGGCCTGCGCTGCGGATAGACATGCAGCACCATCGGCCTGCCGTCTCTGTCCCGTGCCGGTATGCCGGTATATTCCGATGAATCGAGATAAATATTCTGATATTTCGCTTTTTTGATCCAGTAGCGCTGCGGCTCGCCGCGCTTCTCGCCGACCTCGATGCCCATGCCGTAGGTAGCGGTATTTTTGATGTATGAGCCGCCAAGCCGGTCGGCCTCGATAAGCTCGATAGCACGGCCCAGCCTGCGCCACGGCTCATTCACGAATACCGGCAGCGCCAGTATTTCGCCGTCTTCTATTATTTTTCTCAAGGCAAGAAATTGAATCTCGTTGAAAGTAAGACGGTTGGCCGAATCGGCAAACGGGGTCCACATCTGCCATACCAGTTCGGCCTGCTTCTGATACTCGCGGGCCTGCTCTTTCTCTATTCCGAGCACGTCGGAGCGTATCTGGCTTTGAGGGATAAGCCCGCGGCCGATGATATTAACGCCGAGGGTGTCGGTAGCCCCGGCCGCGACCGGATCGTTGCGGTTGAGGTCGCGTGAGCGCGCGCGCAGGCGGTCGAGCTCAAAGCTCTGCGGGGTATTGTCTTTGGTGAGCAGCACCGGCCAGTCAGAGCGCAGCCGGTCGGTTGACGCGCCGCGGTACAGGGTTGAAGCAAGCTCAAGCCGCACACGTTTTTCATAGCGGCGCAGTCCCCATGCCGGGGATATAGCCTCGATGGCTCGATCAATCCTGTTTTTCTTACCCGCCATCATTCTGGCCTCTGAAAAGTAACCTTGTTTGTGGTGCCGCCGATGCCTCCGGACGATGTGTTCTGAGAGTCAATCAGGTTAATCTGGCCTAATATCCACTGCTCCTCGTCGAGCAGTTGCTTGTAGTTGCCGCGGGTAAGTGATACCTGCCCCGACTGATACGCCTGAGATGTCCGCACCTTTGTCAGTGCGGCCCGAACCTCAATGAGTCGCGCTTCAAGAGTTGCTTTTGAGTCGTATGGCATGGCTGTTATGGCAGGTATTTTGCAGAAGGCACGCGCACGGGCCGGCTGCTGCGTTCAGTAAAGCAGGGGAAATCTCCCCTGAATCCGTTCCACAAACAGGAAAACAGGGCCGGATCCGCAATCTTTTGCTTGTTTTTTTCCCTTGTGAACATAATTCATATCCCCCGAAGGTTTAGACCAAAACAAAAGCGGCTATTTCGGAGAGTGTCGGCTCCCGACATAGCCGCTGTTTATGTTTTGGTTTTTCCCGCCTCCTAAGGTAGCTACTCCCGGAGGCAATTTTAATTTTATTTATACATAGGTTAAGTTTAGTCTTTTTTTTAATGCTGTCAACGTACAGGGCGCACACTGGCGCACACTGGCGCACAGTATTTTTAAAGCATATACTTTTTTGACCGGTGCTTCTCGATAAACCTGTTAAGCTCCGCCTCTTCAATCCTTTTCCCCTTAACCGGCAAAAGCACTACGGCAATCTCCTCTCTCTCTATCAACTCATAAACCGTTCGCCGGGCGATCCCCAGCATAAACGCCACTTCATCAATTCTCAAAAGCCTTTTTTTTACCTTCTGCTGCTCCAACCCTACCTCCTCACCCAGCCCTGATTATTTGTTTTTATATTGCCTATCCATGTTTTTTTGCCTCTGTCTGCCTGCTGCTGCTGCGGTTGTTCGCCTGCGGGCCGCAGCAGGTTCACCCCGCCGCCCGGCCAAAGCGGATTTGCCATGGCGAATCCGCCACACTCACAGTCAAGCAGATGGTTTTCGTCGCGCACGCGCTCCCAGTAGATGTTGCCGTCTTCATCCTCGCACTTGCGCTCAGCGGTTATCTGCCGGATATAGGTGTAGTAATATTCCTCGGTACCGGCGTGCAGATACGCGCCCCTCGGCTCTCCGGCTATGGCCGAGGCAAGCCGCGCAAAAAACATATCCTTTATTTTGCTGGTCTCAAGGCTCACGATGCGCATGCCGAATGGAATCGGCTTGCCTGAGGGCGTGCGGTTGAGCGGTTGACCCACGCGCAGAATGCCCTCCGGGATAGGCCTGCTTGCGCCCTTGAGCGCTGCCACACGGATCCCGAGAGCGCGCATGCTTGCTATCCAGTCGTAGCACTCCTCGGTCATGCTCATGTCTTCATATTTTTTGCCGCCGCCGGTATCTATGCCGATGCGCCACCATGTTTTCACCTCGGCTGATCCTTCAACCGGGTACGTGGTGTCCCGGATAAAATCAGTAAGCTCGTCAAAAGTGAATATCTGCCCGAAATGCACAAGCCAGCTCGTCATGTCCCGAGCCCAGGCGCGCACCGCGAACCACTTCGATTCCTTCTGGTTGTCGATTGACAGAGTAAGCGCGACAGCCTCCGGCGGCACGGTCAGCGGCTCTATTGTTGTGCGGGCCGCCAGAATATCAGAGGCCGCCTGCGTTACAAAGTGGTCTTTCCACGGCTCAGCGGCATAGCCGTTTTTAAAGTCGCGCAGTTTCAGCTTGTCTTCAAGGCCCTTCAGGAACGCCGCCGCGCACTCCGACAGCGACACAAACGGCGAAAGCCACGCAGGCAGATGAAACCCTATTTTTTTAACCTTGTTGAGCTTGAGGTGCAAAAAAAGCTCTTCGCCGGTACCGTGCTCGCACCAGTGCCCGGCTGCCACAGCCCGGTTGCGCAGATGATCGTCCCAGCGGCCCCGGCAGCCGGTGCATTCATACCACGCCAGCGCCTCTGCCTGCACCTTCTCTGCGTTGCGCTCCTCCTCTGGCCATTTTATCGCCTCGAAAAACATGCGCTGCTTATGGCCGCACAGCGGGCATACCACCCAGTAATCAAACCGGGCCTGCGCCTCAACCGTGAGCGCCTTCCAGATATTGCCACTTTCCATGGTCGGCGTGCTTATCTTCCAGATTTTACGGCCCCAGCGGTAGGTGTTTGTGCGCTTTTCTCCAAGTGAAATTGGATCGGCCTCTTTCCCTCCTCCGGCATCAGGGTATTTGTCAACCTCGTCAAACACAAGGTGCCGGATCGGCTTGTTGCCCAGCCGGGCAGGGGAGGATGCCCACGCGAAATATACCGGCATGTGCCGCAGGCTGATGCGCAACACGCCCTTGTCGTCCTCGATGCCGGTGAGATACTCCCGCAGCCGAACCGAGCTTTGAATCATGGGCAGGATGCGGTCGCGGGAGTTTTCTTTTGCCGTGAGCTCGTCCGGGTACACGTACAGCACCGGCCCCGGCAGCCGGTCTATGCAGTAGCCAATGAAATTATTCGCAGCCTCTGACTTGCCGACCTGCGGGGCGCTGCACATAATGATAGTCTCAACCTGCTGCAGGCCGGCGGCATCCATTATCCCGGCAAGGTAGGGCGTGACTGCGTTGTGCCACGGCCCAGGGATGCTCGACATGGTAAGCACCCGGTGCCGCTCCGCCCACACTGATACCTTGACAGGCTTGTGCTTGCGCATGGTCTTGCGTTCAGCCCGCGACCACCGCAGGGGATATACCACCCTGCCGTCGCGCGCCACGCGCTCCCGCACCGCCTGCGGCATCCACGAGGGAATGGATTTTAAAACTATTTTTGTTTTAGGGGCTGTATTCATTCTTGTTTAATGCTCTTCTACTGAAAAGCTTTCCTGATCGACCGCTTGATCGCTGCACATAATCATCACCTGATACTTTTCACAGTCGGCGAAATCGTTCATCACGCTGTCAAGGCAGCGGTTGAGCATATCAATCATATCGCCTGACCTTCCGCGATCGCCGGCGACTACATCAATAAGCTCGCCGGCCTTTGCCTGAAAAAAATACCGCAACCCGGACTCAAACACGGCGCAGCGGGCCGCCATCTCCATCTCGAATTCGCTGCGCAGGATATATTTACCCTGTTTGATGTCAAGGTCGAACTGGGCCGATTTATTCTGCGTCTCAAGCCGCTTGATCTCCTGCTCAAGCTTGCGCACTGTCCGGTCCTCAACATCTTCAACCCTGAGCCTTGATTTTTTATCCAGCCCGGCTGAGTAGGCCCGAACGGCAAGCTCGGTAATACGGCCGCCTTCCTCAACCCGCAGCAGGCCCTTTTTTGCGTCGCCATAGACTTTTGATTTTTTAACGTCATATCCCTGCTCCTGTAAATGAGTTACTACCGCCGCGATATTGTCAAACGTCGGTTGAGCATTGAAATATTTTGCCCACAGCAGCTCTGAAACCCGGTCGAGCTTGTCCTTTGAGGCCTCCCAGTTCTTCAGGTTTGTGGAGTTGGAGTCGTCTTTATACGCCTTCAGGTTGCTAATAGTGGCATTGTTCA